ACCCATTAAAATCATCAGAAACCACATAAGCTTGATGTCTCCTGCATAGATGAATGTATGAAATGCTTCTGATTCTGTAAATTTCACTCTTATTTCCTCCATATTCTCACTCCTTTATAGTCTTGCTATCTATAATAAAAAGACACCTACCAAAGTAAGTGCCTTGTGATTTATTCGTTTTCATCTATATTTACTGGATAGTCTTCACCGGTAATTTCTTTGTATTCTCTTTTAGTAAGTGAGCCATTATCAACCAGTAATTTTATGGTGAAATTGGTATAAATACCATTGTCGTACATATATTGAACATCTGAAACTTGTATGGCATTATCTGCTATGTCGACATTTTGTTTTATATTCGCAATTTGAAATAAAATATCGCCTACATATTTAAGTAAACGATGGTTATGTGCCTCTATTTTGTTGCTGCGTTCAATGAATAGATTAAGTTTTTTATTTTGAGAATTAAGAGCTTCTTCTAATCTTTCTAAATCACTGTTCTTCAAAGGTGGTTCAGAACCTATCCATCTTTGGTAGTCTGGATCAAAATAAAACGGTTGCCATATGTCTTCATATGGTGGAATTTCGGTATAAGGTTCATTAGGATAATCCCAATCACTTATAACTGTTCTAGGTGTGCCGTCATACAAATATACGGTTTTTGCCATAGTTAATTCCCTCCTACTTCGTCTATTATCCAACTGAATTCGCCAACAATATAATGACCTGGTAGCCATTTAGCTTTATCTGTTTCATTAACATAAAACATCAAATCACCTGTCACATCTACTAATACGACTGCTGGATTCATTGTGACAGGTGTTCTAGCATAAAAATGTTCTATTCTCGGTACCATATGTGAAGGAATTGAACCAAACGCAGTTTGTGTCACAAGATTGTTAACATTAACTCTTAAATGCGCAATCTTTATGCCATTAACCATTCTGATTCGATATTGACACTGTAGAGCGTTAGGGTCATCTGTTTGACGTTTAGTCGCATCATTTTTAATTTCCCAATCTACCCAACCTGTATCATTATTTAATGCTTCAAATTCTTCGGCATTCTGTACACGTTTCCAACCACTAAATACATTATTCGTATGAACAGTCGCTCTGTATTCAATATTTCTTGAACTAGCAATTAATCTTAATTGTTTACGACCATTTTCAGACTCAGTTACATCTATTTCAGCAATATAAGAACCACCATTAGGATCTTGTGGCGCATTAACACTAAACGCATCCGAAGGGATTGTACATTCATATTTACCACCTGGTAATTTTAGAACATCAGAATAAGTATTGCCTTCTTGTCCGATAGTACCGAGCCATTTACGTTTGTTAGTATCGGGGTTTAATAACACCCAATCAGTCCACGTTGGTGAGTTAACTCTTCGTTTCATAAATATTTTGTCTGAGTTATAAGCTTTATAAGTTAAAGTCGCATATCCTCCACTTCTAAATACAACTGATACAAAACCATTAGCGTTTTCACCTGACGGTGCATTAATAGATTGTGTTACATAAGCATATTCAGTTTTGTTAAAATAGCCATCTGGATTAGCTAAATCAGCCTGGTTTATCTGCCTAGCAAAACCATTATCGTCTGTTATTTTAGTTTTTTGCCAAGTTGTCGTATCATACTTATTTAATTTCTCAACATCTGATTTTATTTGGTTAGCTTTATTTTCTAATTCAGACATTGTGTTATTCTTTAAATCTGTTATCTCAAGCTTTGAACCACTTAATAAATTATTTAAATCATTAATAACTTCTGCATTTCTATCATTGATTGATTTCAGACCACTTGTTAGGGTACTATTCACTTCTTCAAGTAGTTGGTTCATATCTTCGTAACCACTTTGAATATCTTCAATAATTGCAATAACGCGTTGTCGCCACTCTTCGAATGTTTTAATTTCGTTGAGTTTATCAACTGCAGGAATGGTATTGATAATACTATCTTTAATTGTAAAATTAAATTCTACTTCTGTGACAATATCCTCTTTACCATGAACTGCAATATATAACTGACCGTTTACTTTGCCTGTTAACCCTAAGAATGCATTTGGAATTGTATACTTCATTCTTCCATTCATAGGGTCTATTGGTTCAACATTATCAACGATATAATTTTCGCCATTTTTTAATATTAAAAATACATCTGCGTTTTCTGAACTCACTAATAAAGGACTACCATTTCTAGTTACGTCAAACACTAGATCAGCAGTCCCTACATCAGTATTATAAAATTGTATGTTTGTATCTAACCTATTTTGAATATGTGCTGTTGTTTCCAGCTTTATTCGACCTTCTTTGTTATACATTTAATCCCTCCTTATGATTCAAACCATTGTGACCATGCGCCTTGAGCGTATGTTCTTCTTTTGATTTTAAAGTTGTTGCTTCTGCCGAAAGGAATCGCCATTTGGAATGCAGTACTCGCATCATCAAAATCGGCTCTACTTACATTTAAATGTAAGACCATTGCACTTGAATCTTTTGGGTATGGTGAACCTTTTGCTGTATTTGGTACATGATAAAAGCCACCATAATTGACTGAATTAATATCAGTAACTGATTCTGGCGCACTAAACATACGAGCCAATGCTCTATTATTAAATTGCAATTCATCTTCTTGAATTCTAAATATAGTACGAGAAACATCATAATCCCAAAAACGCCAACCTTCTGGTCCTTGATAGATTTTCTTACGTGGATTCCCTTCATCATCAAACGCTAACAATCCTGTGTATCCATCATATCCAGTAGTACCGAATTCTTTACCACTAATGCGTCGAAGACTGTATAACATACCTCTAACTTCTTGAACCATGTCCCTTACTTCTCCGATGTCTTGGTAAGCATTTTGTAAATCTTGGTCACGTAACTGTACGCCTTCTTTACCAACATATAAGAAATCTAACACCTTACGTTCAGTCGTTTTGTTTTCGTCCATTGAACGATTAAGTTTATGTGAACGTACAACTGATGCTGTACTTCCACCACCATCCATATTGTAGGCAAATTGAATATCATAGTGATCTAGTAATGTCTCAGCTACTTCTTGAAGTGTCATACCTTTTTCAACCATGGTATGTGTATTATTCTCACGACCATCGCAACTAAAGAAAATTAAATCTTTATTAGATAATTGCGCGATAACTTGTCTAGGATGACTTACAATCGTATTAGGACTATAGTCACCATCTTTCACAATGATTTTGCCATCTAAAATAATAGGACCAAATCCACTGACTGTGTTGTTATAGCCTTTATTTCTTATCTCACTAGCTTGTACATCTGGTGGGAATGAAGTCAATGTATTATCGTCACCAATCGCTAGTGTCCATCTATCATTTAATGCTGGGTACTCATCACCCTTAACACTATCTAATATTTGCCCTTCATATAATTGTTGACCGTGCATTTTCAATTGACTACCACTACCAGTACTGGCATTACTCACAAAAGTAGCCTTTGTCTTACGCGCAAAATCAGAAGGTGTCATATGTGCTGGTTTATTAGGATTATTGCCATATAAACCACGTTTTAACTTAATGATATTACCTTGACTGTCTAAATGTGGAATATGCGTAATATAATACGTTGTATCAAATTTACGTCCTCTAAAATGAGATACCTCATTATAATAAGCACCCGTATTCATTTGTGTTTCTAACGTATCAGCTGTTTGTTTAGCAGTACTTGCAATGTCATCTATTCGACCAAAATCTTCATTAAGTCTATCTTGTGCAAGTTCATGTAAGTTCCCTTGTGTATCAACACGCATATCTTTTACTTCAGCAGTCGCATTACCATTCGCACCGATAATTTGATTTTTCACTCTATTATTTAATTTCTTAATTTCTTTTTCTACTGTAGAATTTCCATGTTTAATATCACTTGATTTTTTAGATTGTCGGTATTCTTTAACCATGTTATATAATATTTCTCTATCTTCTTGAGACATTCTCGCATTATCAATCACATTCCCTCGGAATTGATCATTAATTTCTCTAGGGAAGTTGTCATTATATCGTTTCATTTAAACCCTCCTTTATTCTGTCCATTCAAATTGTGCATATATCCAGTTACTGTTGCTACTTCCCGATTGATTCGAACTATCGATATAGACATTCAAAGCACCATTCCCTCGGATTTCAACCATGATAGGTTGTCTACCACTACCTGATCTAGAATAAAAAACTTGCGTATATTTCATAAACCCATTAGGTAACTGTGCAATCTGTTCACCGTTTGTAAAATTACGTATATTAACACGTATCATTTTTCTTGTGATTCTTTTTTCGCCACGTTCACCATATTGATGTACGATTTCTCGAATACCACAACTAAAACCGTCTGTCGCATATAAGCCATTTTTAGGGGGACCTACTTGATACTCAATCCACCCTGAATCTCTAATAGATGTCGCTAAATCGTAAATACTATTTTGTAGGTCTAATTGCCATTGGTAATATTCTTCAAAACCATCTAAACCATCAACATGTGCTCTTGTATAGAATTGTTCACCATTGTCATCACGCGCCATTTTGATTTCTACATCTTTACTCATCTACTGTCACCACCCCAGTTGATACCCAACTAGTGCCATTACCTACATTGTTAGCAGTACCACTACCATACTTGAGTGCACTTTTGAAATTACGCACATTACGATTAATGAGTTGTTGTATCTGCACAATATCTTTACGTGAGTTACTGAATTCTATTTCAACAGGTACATTCATAATTGGGTGTGATTCTGCTAACTTCACAACTTTTAAATCCGTGTCGTATTGTAATGGTTTGTGTTTCAGATGTACTTTATGATTTTCTTGTATTTGTTCATAACCTAAGTAATTTGTCGAAACTTCGACAATAGGTTCGTCAACTAATTGTTCTTTAAGTAAGCCTTCAAGTTCATCAAGACTTTCAACATTGTCATCAAAAACAGTAGCTGCTTTCATATGGCCAAACACATCATAATTTTTAGACTTAACTTGTTTATAGAATTTATAGATATCTTTACCTTTTAAAACTGCTGTAATATTAAATAATGTTGATTTTTCTGTCCCAACATAACCTGTCGGTTTTTTATTTTTGTAATCAATTTTGTTGTCTTTACCTCTGAATGTACCTTTAAATGTATGAGGTCCTTTTGATAAGTTCTTAGCAATAACTAATGGTTCAGTAATTGTACGTCTAGACCAGGAACTCACTGTTTCATAGAATTCTCCGTCTAAATAGAAGTCCCAAACGCCACCTAGTTCTCCTTTTTTGAAGTTAAACATCAGTGTTTCATTGCCCCATCGACAATCAATTTGTACTTCAAAAGATGCCCCAACTGATTCAGTACGCCATGTACCCGTTTTAATAAAGTTACCTTTAAAATTAAGTGCAGGCGTTTTAATCGGGTTATAGTTCTTCGTTTCTTTTGATGTTTTCTTTAAACCATAACCTTCAATGATTGTTTTCATTTCTGTTGTACTCACAGATGCTTGTACTTCGTCGGTATTATATTTATACATGATCACTTCATCTGACATCTTATAAAATGTCGCTTCATCATAAATATAAATTGTTTTATTATCTGCGAAATAGATATAGCCAAAGAGTTCAGTACCTTCAACTAAATACTCTAATCCGTTTTTATTACCTAGTTCGTCTATCACAACACGTTTATCAAACTTGCCTTTAATCACGTATTTAAATCCTAATGGATTGTTTCTAAAACCAAAGTCTAGATATTGTTCCAAAGTATATTTTGGTTTTTCTTCATCAGTTAAATCACCATTCATTTCTTCGTTTTCAATATCTTTATCGATATAGTGATTTTGAAATTCCATAAAAATATGCTTACCAACAATATCGTTAGTAAGCATGAGATTATTTGATTTAACCGATGTTGATTTAATAATGTAATCTTGACCTTTCCACTTTAAAATAGCTTCGTTCTGTAACATATTAAATACATCAGCATTATGGTTAGTTTTTAAGGCAGTGAATGATATTTGACGTTCATTGTTTTTCTCATATTCATATTTAAATGAACTATAATCAAAATCAATTAATATCTCACCCATCGTTCGTTTACGATCCATGACAATTAAGTTATACAAATATCATCACCTACCTATATACATAATTAAATGTAAATTTGATTTCCTTAACTTCTGCGCCATCACCTAGTACTTCAAAATCATTATATCCAGGGGCTAATGTGATATATTCCCAATTAGTATCAATGCCACATCGTTTTTTATTCTTAAAAGGATATACACCATTGAGCATAACTGTGTCATTATCTCGTATAGCCTTTTTATACTCAAACTTATCACCAGTTGTCTTATTATGAAGAATAAACCCATTTGGCGCTTTAATATTCATTTTAATGATTAAATGGTGCCTGTGTATCGGTGTGACCGTATCAGATGACCCGTTGAATATTTGAAACTTACGTTTAGAATGAACATAATTTATATCCTTATCAGTTACTAAACCATTGCCAAACTGCCAATAATCACTATTCAAACTAAAATCGTCTGTTGTCATGAGTGATTCTGAATAGCCTTTGAATACATTAAAAGTTATATCAAAGGTTCCGTTCTGATAACCCATATCTGTAATAGCGTTTTCTTCGCAATAAACTGCGTATTTTATGCCTGGCATATCTGAATGAGTAATATAAAAAGGAGTACGCCTATGGAGCATACCCCTCAATCTTTTTTGAACACTTTTATAATCGAAAACATCTGAACCTCTGTAGAAAAAACTTAAAACTAAGTTAAATGGTCCAAAAGAAATTGGTGAAACAATAACACCATCAACACCTTGTATTTCAGTTGACGTTATTCTATTTTCTACACCTTCCTCAGTTGCTTTTAAAAATTTTAATTTACTAAATTCATCTGTTAATACAATATTCATATTTTCATCGAATATTCTTACTGTTTTATTCCTCAAGTGATAGCACCTCCCATATTCCAAGCTAACATTTCTGCACGTTTACCTTGTGCTTTACTAACGTCTCCTTCGTTAAATCCTGCTTTCATAGCTATTTCAGTTAGAATACTTATTTGTTTATCTTGTTTTTTCATTTGTTCTTGTTGTCCTGCAACTAACTCAGTTAGTGCTTGTAACAATTCAGCATTATTGTTATTAGATAAGGTCTTAGTACCAGACTTAACTTGATTAGGTCGCTTGTTACCTTTTGAACGTCCCTGTACTTTATTGGCTACATAGTTTATTAATTTCATAGAATCAGCAGCACGTTTTGGATCAGTAGAAATTACGACTTCTTCGTGACCTTCTTCTGCTAAATTATATAAACCGTTATCTCTAATAATTCCACCAGTAGCAAAACGTCTACTACCTGAAGGTCCCCAACCAGATTTTCCGTAAGGTAAATCTTTGCGCCAGTTACTGTTATTGAAGAAAGCAAGTAATTGGTCATAGCCGGACTTGATATTTCCATGACCTTTCATTTTATAAGAGTTAAAAGTACTTGGTACATATTGTAATAACCCTTGAGCAGGAGTTCCATTACGATTATTTATATCACCTATATTTCCTTGAGTAACTCCTGCATTACCGTTAGACTCTCTGTCTATCTGAGCAATAATTCCTTGGAGTTCTCTTGAAGATAGAGTAACCTTCATTCGTTTTGCAGCTTTTCTAATTTCTGGTGCCCATTTACTTGCTGCTTTATTACCTCCACCTTTACCAGATAAGAATTTTTCAGGGTCCATAGTATTTTTGTTAGTAAGTTCTGAACTTGCAGGATTTTCAACTTGATAATGCAAGTGTGGACCTGTTGTCCATGCCCCACTATTACCAGTTTTAGCAAACTTTTCTCCTTGCTTAACTCTACCTGTTTTGAGAATATCTGATAAATGTAAGAAATATTGTGCAACCTTACCACTCAACAATCTAGCAACAGTACCACCACCATGATTGGATTGCGCTTTAACCACTCCACTTGTTGGTGCAGTTAAAACTGTTCCACTTGGTGTTGCGTAATCAATACCGTAATGTCGTCCGCCATTAAATGATGTTGGATATCCGGGAACAGGCTTATTAGGGCTATAAGGTGTAACTTTTGCGAACTTAGTAAAGGACGAACCGTCTCCTCCGCCTCCACCTTCTTCTTCAAACCAACCCGTAACGAGGTCAACCATACCTTCTTTTAACTTTTTGGCACCCCAGCCAATGAAACCTCCCATTGCTCCTTTGATACCTGAAAAATCAATTCCTAATCCGCCTAGTACTTTATTAATTAACTTACTAGGATTACTAGCGTAATCCCATACGTCACCAATACCTTTCATAACCGACTTAATACCTTTACCAGTTGTAGTAGCTACGTCTTTTCCAAAGTCTTTTGTAGCATCCCAACTTTTGCCAATATTATCTCCAGCTTTTTCATACCACTTTTTCTTATCTTTAGGCTTTTTCTTACTAGCTTTAGCACCTGATCCAAACAACCTATCCATTACAGTTCCTGTTGATAATTGTGGTAGTAATGATTGTGATTGAGCGCCATTGATAACTCCATCACCACGTTTTAGCCTTACTTTTTTATTGTTACCTATAGGACGTTCAACTTTTCCATTACGACGATATATTAATTCTTTGTGACCATTAGGACCTTTGCCATTTCCTGGACCTTTATCATTCACAATTGCCTTAGTACCACGTTTCAATAAGCCGTTACTATCCGTTTGAATACCAGTACCTGTTGATAGAGTTGGAATTTTTTTCTTGATTAATTTCTTACTCATTATTTTATTTGATAATGAATTGATTCCGTCAATCATGGCATTTAATCCACCGATTGCACCGTTTGCTACACCATTACCGACTTTTTTAGCAATGCTCTTGAATCCAGAAACAGAATCTTTTAGAAAGTTTTTAAGTTTATCAATCCAAGACTTACCTTTGTTATACATGGCTTTAAAACCATTTACTACACCGTCTCTTGCATTCTTAGTTAGGTTTATAGCATTATTTTTTATACCTTTAAAACCATTTACTACTGCATTTTTAAGCTTAGTAGTTATTCCAGTAATTAAACTTCTCATTTTGTCAAAAATAGCTCTAACCGTATTGCTCAAAGCTTTAGCTAAATTAATAACTGTATTCTTGATGCTCGTCCATATAGATTTAATAGTTTTTGCTATTACTCTTGTGATGTTGGATAATATACTTCTTAATAACTCGAATCTATTTTTCAATAAAGCATACATACCTTTAGCTGTAGCAACGACTGCATTTTTCAATCCAGTCCAAATTGCCTTAACCGCCTTAGAAAGTACAGTAAAGATTGTACGGACTGTTTTAGATAAAATATTAAATGTGCTACGTACTATCGTAAGAATTGCTCGTGTAGGATTTGTTACTGCTAGTTTTATAAATCCCCATATTGCTTTAGTTGCTTTAAGGATGTTTGAAAAAATAAATTTCATAAATGTCGATATGTTCGTGAAAATTGATTTAACAATTATCCATATCGCTTTTAACACAACTGTGAATGTTCCTCTTACACTTCCTAGTGATCTGCTTACAATTCCTTTGATTAATCCGAAACCTAGTTTAAATACACCAAATATTTTACCTACAAACCATAACTGAACTAAATTCCATAAAAATTGGAAAGCTCCAACAAATATTTGTTTAACGCCAGACCACATTAACTTAAAGTTTCCTGTGAAAAGACCACTAAATACTTTGATTACTCCCATAATTACATTTAGAGCACCATTAATAACACCTTTGATATTGTTCCATACAGAAACAATAATGGATTGTATTAAAGTCCAACCTATTTTAAATATTTGAGTAATAACAGGCATTGATGCAGTAACTATAGTTTTGATTGCTTCAAATGATTTAGAAAATCCAACTCCGATTGCTCCTATTACAGGTTTAATTACATTCCACAATGTAGCAAAACCAGTTTTAATATTATTGAGCGCTTGCATGAACTGAGGTCCATTTTCAGACCAAAAAGTACTAAATGTTTTCTTAAGTTCTCCGCCAAATTCTTTAATTGCATTCACAACAGGTGTCAGTAATGTTTTAATACCATTCCACAAAGTTGTTAAACCTGAAACAATTGCATTAAAAGCTCCGTTGACAATATTTCTAAATGTTTCTGATTTTTTATAAGCTATAACTAATCCAGCTGCTAAAGCTGCGATAGCTACAACTGTTAAACCAATAGGATTTGCAACCGCTCCAATTACTGCGCCAGTTTTTGGCATTAAATTAGTAAAACCTTTTATTAGTCCCCCTGCTGTTTTAGATTCAACTGATAATTTACCCATAAATCCTAAGAATTTACCAAATGTTCCAAATGTACCAGCAAGTGCACCGGTCAGCTTGCCTAATATGGTTAATACTGGACCAATACCAATAAGTATCAAAGTACTCCATTTCATGATGCTTGCTATAGACTTCTGCGTGCCTTTATCAAGTGAATTAAACCAACTTATAATACCACCGATTGCATTACTTATACTGTTTACAGCGTTTCCTAGTTTATCTCCAGTTTCTTGTGCCCACTTTTGAACACTAGGAGATTGTAATAATTTTTCAAACTCTGCCAATGAGTCTTTTGATTTTTCAAATACACCACTTAATAAACTTTCTCCAATCATTCCGATATAAGCCTTTGTATTCGAGACCATACCTTTAAATGATTTACTATAGGCTCCTGCCATACCACCAGCAAAGTCATCCATAACTGTTAAGAAGTCTTTCGAAGTGACTTGACCTTCAGTTACCATTTTTCGGAACTCTTCATAAGAAACACCTAAATGTTTAGCCATTGCTTTAGAAAAACCTGGCATGCCTTCTTCAACCATGTTTAATTCTTCAGTCATTAGTTTACCTTGACCTTGTACACGGTTAAATATCATTGCCATGTCTGAAACTGGTCTATTAGCACCAACTGCAGCATCGCCAACCAATTTGATATAATGCTCAAGTTCTTTACCTTCTTTAACACCAGATGCAAGAGCACCAGCTGCAACGTCAGTACCTTCTGCCATTGTTGTCATTCCACCTTTAATAGCATTAGTTACTTGATCAGAAATTTCGCCAACTTCTTTTGTAGAATATCCTAATCCTTCGAGTTTAGCTTGAGCACTATCTAGTCCTACTAACCTATCAAAACCAAGCTTTGCTGTTATACCACCTATAGCCGTACCAGCTATTAATGCAGGCTTTGTAATACTATTAGTAAGTGATTTACCAGTTGAAGTTAACTTACTTGAAATTGAATCAAGACTTTTACTCATACCACTAAAAGCATTACCTGATTTTGTCCAATTTGAATTAGCTATCATTTGTTGCTTTTGGAATGCTTTTAAATCTGATGTTGCAGCTTCTAAATCACGTTGAAGAAAATTAAGTTCATTTTTTTGTTTTGCCCACTCTTGACGTAATTTTAACGCTTCTGAACTTGTATATCCTTGTTCCTTACCGATTGTATGATATTGTTTTTCTAAATCACCAACGTTACCTTTCGCTATCTTGACAGCACTACTTAACTCTGTGACTTTATTCTCATAATCTGATATGCCTTTTTCTCCATATTGAAACTCTTTATTAACTAGTTTCACATCATTTGTGAGAGTTCTAAAAGACCGCCTAACTTGCGCTAAAGTTCTATCAATTCCGGCATCTTCCATTGACAAGCTTATGGACATACTTCTAACTTCTTCTGACAATTATTTCACCATCCTTTCATTAGAGATTTAAATTACATGAATGCATCTAACATAGACTCTTCTTTTTTTACAACTTTTGATTCTTCATTTAACTCTTGAACAAAAAAATAAAAAGGAGTATTAAGAACATCATTAATGTCCTTATCTCCTTTCTTAACTGCTTCTTTAATCATACTTCGTAGATTATTTTTTAATTCTCCCCATGACGAAACTTCTTCTTGTTGTTCTTTAGAGATATCACTTGAATCTACAGTGTTGCCAGTAGCAACAAAAACAATCTGATCCATTAATATTTTATATCCTTCGTATGACTGCAAACCATTTAATAGTTGCTTATTACTAAATTGACTATCATAAATTCTTGATACAATATCAGCTAACATTTGATGATCAACATTTTTATTATCAAAGTGTTCTAGATAATCCACACACTCGTAAACAAGCGATAAGCTAATATTAGGACGTGTAAAAAAAACTTGCTTTTCAATAATGTTTCCAACTTCATCATAATGAGTTACAAGTTCGATAAAGTGTTTCTTCATGGCTTACACCACCAGTCATTTTAATAATTCTTTTAATTTAGCTTCGTTTTCTTCCTGTACAATACCGTCTGAGAAGAATTCTAATTGATTACGAACTTCTGTCATTGCTTCTGGAGTGTGTAATCCATCTAACATTTCATCAACAGTAAATTGGTTACTATATAAATCTGAAATGATTGCAAAGAATTCAGGTAACTTCTCATATTCGGAACGTTTTGTATCTTTTTCTAACTCAATTACTTCCTTCATTTTTTTGGTAAATTTTGAGAACGGAATGAATACAGGTGTTAAATATACTTTAGTTTTTGTTATTTCACCTTTATCATTTACTTCTTTAATTAATTCAATAAAATTTCTTTTTGTTTTTTTAGTCATGTTTAATTACCTCTTTCAATTTTTGTTTTTATATATGCGCATAGATAAAAAAGAGGACTATACGTCCTCTTTAGAGTTATTCTTCTGTACTTGGTTCTTCTGGTTCTTCAACTGGGTTAACTGTTACTGTTGCAGTATCAGTTTTATTGCCGTCTTGTGTTGTAACTGTAATAGTTGCTTCACCTTCTGAAACGCCTGTTAATGTTCCATTGCTTGATACTGTAGCGACTGCTTCATCAGAACTTTTATATGATACTGATTTATTTGTTGCTGTTGAGGGTGAAACTGTACTTTCTAATTTAGTTGTCCCACCTACTTCAATACTTGCAGTTTTAGGTGATAATGCCACACCTGATACTGAGATAGGCTTAGTTTTGAATGAGGGTACGTCAACTTTTTCTGATTCTCCATTGTCGTTTTCAAACGATGCTTTGTAAGTTCCTGCAGGATAATCGGTATTTGCCTCCAAGCCATCAATTGTGACTTTTGCTTTACCATCCTCTTGTCGTTCAGCAGTACCTACTACATCATCGCCTTTGTATATTTTTAATGTATCAGCCATTTCACGACCTCCTTAATGATCATATGATTACCCCTATTCTGCAGTAATAGATGCCGATTTAGAGTTAGCATCTACTACTACATTTTGGGGAGTGCTAGGGTGTATTACCTTCTTCTTCAGATCCACCTTCAAAAGTTTCTCCGAAGATTTTTTGCCATAACATGTCACGACCTTTAGTCGAACCTTTTTCATCTTTTGCAAGTAACATTGTTTTTGGCTCTTTAAATCCTTCGATTTCTGTTTCCATGAATTCAGCAGTTGATTGGTCTTGAGAGAACTCAACACTATCTTCTTTTGTTTGACCAGATACTTCAGGGAATGTAAACAAGCCTTTTTTAAGCCCTACATATTCGGTTGGACCATTTTCAGTTGTTTTTTCAAAAATAACTGCTGTATATGGTGGTGTATCATTTCCAACCGCTACAATTCCATCCTCATCTTGTTCTAATCCAAATAAATTAATTCTGTCTTCTAGTGGTAAGTGATGGAATGTTGACTCTAATTCAACTGTTCCATTCGTAACTGCCATCTCAGCAACTCCATTGTCACCGTAAGCTTTTTCAATAGATTGTTCTTTTGATACTGAAATTTCTTGTAAGAATTTAATTCGTTCTGCTTTTTTAATTTCTCCGCCTTCAGTTTTATAGTAAAAACCTGTTAGGCCTGTAAAACTTTTGTATGATTTAGCCATCTATATTCACTCCTAATTATTTTAGTATTGTTTTCCTTTGAAAATTGTTGTCTGTCTAAACAAAGCGTGTTCTTCATCATGATTAGGTTTAGGTGTGTTTAATACCACAAACCCCAACTCATCACGCATTAGTTTTTGAACACGTAAAATAAGCCGTTCACAAAGTAAACGACTGTTGAAATTATTATTCTGTTTTACAAACACATCTATTTGATATGCGTATTCATACGTTAAATTGTCATTATCTGCATAGTCTCTAGGGGCTGGACTTTGTAAATCATCAATAACAATCATTGTGTTTTTAATATCATTTGCATTTGGATAAGTTATAAATTTAATTGCTTGTTTATCGACGTATTGAGAAATCATATCATCTTTGAGAAATACATTGTACATTTCAGTCATTAGGTCTTTCATCGGTCGAGTTCCTTTTTGACTATTTTGAAATAAAGGTCCTTATTCAAATTTAACTGTCGGCTAGCTTTCCCAACAGCTCTTGGCTTAACCCATTTTCCCGAGCGGTCATAATGCCCGTTTTCATTAATAGCTGCTAAAGTCCTATGTTCGCCTCTCCAGTATATTTTAGACTGTATTTTATTACCTACTTTTTCTGGTTCAGTAATATCTGTTCCAATAGCTAACTCTCCAGTATCTCTAACACTATCTAGATCAGTTGCGATTTTATTTCTCATCATATTACCAGCAGACTTTACGGCTCTTTTTTCCGCTTCTTCAATGGATTTAGGACTATATTTCTTCTTTAATGTCTTCTCAATGTCGTCTAAACCTTTAATTTCTACTCCCATTTTTGACCACCTACAACTTTCAAATAAATATTGTCTTTAGGCGAGATATGCTTAATGTCGAATTTCATGCCATTATAGATTCCACTTAATACTTCGAATTGTTGATTAACAGTTGGCACGAATTCTGGATAAGCATTTCTGATAATTACAGTAATATTTACAGTTGATGATTCTAAGTTTCCAAGTTGAACGTCTTTTTGAGATGGTTCATAGATTTCTGCGAATGAGTCAAAAACTTTTACCATAGTCCCACCTGGTTCAGGTCCATTTTGTACAATATCAAAAAAGGAGATAATATCGTGCATTTTATTCATCCTTTGCATGATATGACCCCCTTAATTTTTGAATTGCACCTAAAACACCATCAGGCATTGAATGGTATTGTTCGTTATCATAAGCAATTCTATTTTGATAATAAAACGTAGTTAATAAAACAACTGCTCTGTCGTAAATCTTGTTATTTTCAAAATACTCTTCATTACGATTTGGAGCAGTACAAACAGAATCTTTAATCTCTTCCTCAGCCCATTCCTGATATTCCTTAATCAAATCATCTTCAATTGTGTGAAATATCTTCATATGCAATTTCAATTTGTCGAGTTCCATTTGTATAACCCCCTATTCTGCTGAGATAACAACAGATTTAGCATTAGCTGTTACCTCAACGTTTTGGGGTTGCTTAGGGTGTTTCTGGTTCAGTTGAACCACCGTTTAAGTCAATAACAACTGCTGCTTTGTGGTCTAATAAACGCACATCTTGACGAACTGCAACCATTAAACATTCTCCGAAATGCATATAATCAGTCCATGCTGCTTGATATTGTGAACGGTCAAATAACGTAATAGCATCTTTTAAGTTACCGAATATTAATGTGTTAGAACCTTTCTCACCTAATGTTTCATCAGGTAATACAACTACTTTTGCACCTAATAAACGTTTAGCTGAAGTTTCTTTAATATCTGGTTGGATTAAATAGCGGTCTTCTTTATCAGCTAATTTATCTAACGTATTGAAACCAGTTTGAGACACGATAGCCACATTGTGTTCATAGTTAGGAATGATATGCTTGTTAATTGCATCTTTAAGACCGTCAATCGTTTCCTTAGAAGTTGAACCATTTACAACTTCATTTGGGATTTTAGTATTTTCACCATCTTCACCAGGCCCACCATTTTTAATAACATTAATGATTGCTTGGTTACGAGTAGCAGCGATTGTACGTGCCATCCATTGTTTTAGTTCACCTAACACGTCAACTTTGCTATCTTCAATAGCTTCACGAGAGATACGGAAGTAACCACGATGCGTTTTAATGTCATAAGCTAATTGGAAGAATGGTTTAACAGCTAACTCAGGGTTTTCTGCTAATTCTTCAACTTCTGGTAAAGCAGCAACTTGAGATTGGCGTACGACTGGATATTTACCTGAACCATTTTGTACAGATTTTACTGTTACGTATTGATCTAAGTTAAATTCAACTTCTTTTAACTTTAAGATGTCTGTAACAATTTCTTCTGGGATAACTACAAACCCTGAGTCAGTTTTTAATGATCCACCTGGGATATCTGCTCGTGTTTCAATGTAATTTTTAAAATCTCTTACTTCTTGACTATCTTCTTTTGTTTGATTTCCTGGTTGTACTGCGAATGCTGGATTCATATTTCGCTGTTCCCCCTCATTTCCCTTATTTTTTTGTTGATTTCCTGTTTCATCATCATTATCACCGTCGTTATTTTCATTCTCAGCGACCTTTTTTTCTACTTTCGTAATACGTTCATCTAATTCTTTAATTTGTGAAATAATTTCATTAGCATCTTCTGTTTTTTCTTCTTCTAATGCTCTATTAGCTTTATTAATCAGGTTAGCACGTTGTGTGCGAAGTTCTAATAATTCTGTATCCATGTATATCGCTCCTTTTTTAATTAAAATTAGTCATAAAAAATAGGCATTACCTCAATTGGCATGCCTTCAGAGTTTATTTGATAACGGTGTTAACCTTCACCGAGATATGGATCACTTCCTCTTAAGTTTTAACAACTCAACTTCGATTTTAGCTTTATCCTTTAATATCTTATTACGATGTTCATCTTCTTTAATGTTTTCAATACTTCTTAGTGCAGGTGCAACGTCTGTATCTTCGTATGCTGGGTAAGTCACAACACTTACATCAAATAATGCTTTAATTTTATTGACTGTTCGTTTAAATAACCCATCTGAACGTTTCTCAAATACGTCTCCGTCTTCATCTACAGTAAATCCAAATGAACATTGATTAACGTTACCTAATTTTACATTTTCATATAAGTCTCTTGCATAAGATGTGTTAGGTAATTGACAACGGAAGTATAAACCTTCATCATCAACTTTCAATGATAGTGTGTTTGCTTTTGTTCTACCTAATACATAACTTGAGTTATGATCTATCAAACATCTTACGTCAGATAAGTCAGCATTTTCTAACGCTTTAGGAGATATAGTTTCTACAAACTCACCTAATAAATGACTCTCTGTGTTAAAGCGTAATGCATAACCTTCAACAATCATTTTTTCGTCATCTTTTGCTATAAGATTTTCTGACGTTCTAAATTCCTTATTATTCATTATCATCACCTCCCTCAATCGGTTTAGGTGCAGAGTTGTTGGTTGATATTTGTCTTAATTGGTAATCGTCAGCGACATTTGCGCTGATATGATTAAGGTCATAACGTGGAATTGCACCCATATTATTTGGATAAGGTTTTAATCCTATTGCGTTACGATATTCATCATGAGTAATACCGCCTTTATCCAAATCAGCTCTTAATCCTTCTTTATATGCTTCCCAATCAATCTGTTTAAACGAACTCGTATCAAACTTAAATTCTTTATTGTAAACATCCTTTTGTGGAATGAGCTTAAAGTTAAGTTCCGCTTCCCACATTTTCATGTACCCACCTAAACAGTTCATCAAGTAGTCATTGTTTACATCTTTCATAGAACTGTTAGTCATTTCCATACCGAATTTAGATAAAGGAATTTGAAATGCTTTAGCAATTGCTTTAGTAGAACTTGTATTCTTATTAATGGCTTCTAAAATGTCTGTAGATATCTCAAGTTGTTCATATTCCATCGTTTCATCCATAACAAGAACTTTACCTGCTTGATTTTGACCTGAATTTTCTTTCTGAAACGCTTCTTTAATTTTGTTTCTTGCTTCACGACTTAATTTACCGTCTTTCATCTTCAATACTGAGCCTGCTTGTGCGCCATTCGTAAAGAAGTTAGTAAAGAACTTCTTAGAATATGTTTGTGCATTTAAATCATCTTCTAAAGCATCTAATACAGACAAACCATTAAGTCCATCAGTTGAAAAAGGTTTGATATCAATAATATCCTCAAAGGGTACTTTTAAAATATCTCCATCATTTGTTAAATCATAATAATGCTTATTTTTATATTGATCATATCGTAAGTTAACCCTGCTAGTTGCTACATGATACAATTCTAAAATGCCACCTTTAGGGTTTCTCTCAATATAGATATAACCATGATTCGTTAATAAAGCATTCATCATAACAATATATTTAAGCATATAACCGTTGTACTGTTTATTGGGTCTATTATTAATCAGTTGTTCTAATAAATCTTTATCTTTATATATGCCATTCTCTTTAACTTTTATATCGAGTTTTGCAATGTCTCGTGAAAGTAAAGTAACTGCTGTCCATATATCACTATTTCTTAATGCTTTAAAATCATGCCAATCAAGAGCTGATAAAGGTACGGTTTGGAATGGATATACACCCAATGCTTCTTTCATATCAGAATTATCACTGTAATTATGTCTCGTCTCGTAGAATATTCCCACCTTTTATTCACACCTCCTTAAATCATTTCTTAAGTGTTTTTTCATGTTGAATGATTAACGCAATTAAGATAATTGATACACCTGCCACTATCATTCCTATTTCTAATCCAAAACGTAAAAAAGCACCTACGTCAATTGTTATAAGTCCTAGTAAAAACAAAATAGCTACTAAATTAAATGTTATAAATTCTGTAGCCATCGTTATATATGATTTTTTCTTTTTGTTCATGTGGTACCTCCTAAAATCCGAAATCATCGGATAATATATAATCTTGCATATCACTTGTAAATGCGTGGTTCCTAGCTTGAGTAAATGCTGTTACTAGGGCAACTAAAGCATCGATTTTATTTCTATTTATCTTTTTAGATAAAATGATATTGTTATTATTATCTGGTTTAGCAATAGCATTATTAATTGCTAGATTAAGATTTGGATTACCATTGTGTAATATTCTTTTTTCTAAAACATCTAATTTAAATTGTTTTAATGCTGGTGACATGTTTTTATAATCTTGAGGTACCTCAACTAATGGATAATCTGTTTCTTTTTCCATTTTTGTCACAAAGTAACTAGATTCCCAACTGTCGTAACATATTGCTTTAACATCCAATTGATATTCTTCTATATAGTCTTTAAGCCAATAATAAAGTTGTTCTGGATCAATTATCCCACTCTCAGCTGATGTAATAGTTGCCATACCCATATCAACTAATTTGTGATAATTAATTTTATCCTGTTGAATTTTTCTTTCAATACCATTCTTAGTCCCAACAAACACATGAGAATCGACAAAATACTTCTTATTGTCAGTTGGATATACAAAAGATATTGCCGTTAAGTCATCACTTCTTGATAAATCGACACCAACATATACTTCACGACCTTTAATATCAAGTTCTGCTTCTGTTTTACATTCATCCCAATCATTAAATGCTATGAAAGTATCTTCACTAGCTTGCCTCCATAGATTAAATGATTTAACATATAATGAATTTAATTCATTTTTTTCCAAACCTTTTTTAACTTCTTTTGCTAAGTTAGATTTTATAATTTCACCTTGCTCTTCATCTTCAATTAATGGATTTGATTTAATCCATGTATCAGGCTCATGTATTTCTTTTTCATTATCTTGCTCAGCACAAAAGATAAAATAATTATCATTTACAATATCTCCATTTAACACCTTAGTTACATACTGATATTCATCAAAGAAGGGAACGTTTAAATTAGTACCTGCTGTTGAAATAAAATAAAGACTTGGGTTCTTAAGTAAAGTTTGTCCTCGTTTTATCCCTTCATACACCTTAGCATCTTTTAATAAATGAGCTTCGTCTATAATACCTGTACTTATTTGCTCACCTTCAAGATTATCCGCTTCACGGCTGAATGCTTTAATAACACTTCTGTCATCATTATTTATTAGTTCATATACACTAGGTTTTAACTTCGTCATATCTTTAACAATACTTGATTTTTCTCTTAAGGCTTTTAATTGCGTATGTGCATCACCCCAAGCCTTAGTAGCTTGATTTTGTGTATTAGATACAATACCAATCATTCTTTCATACTTAGGTTCTTGACCAAGTATTAAATCATGCATTGCTATACCAGCAAGTAATAGTGTTTTCCCATTTTTACGTGCCATACTTATATAGGCTTCCGTATATCTTCTATTTCCAAAGTCATCAACCCAACCAAAGAGCGATCCAATTATAAAACACTGGAATTGTTTAAGTTTCATTTCTTTCATCGTTTTAGGTACTGGTAAAACTTCTATAAAATCTATTACTTTATTTGCTTTTTCAACATCAAAGTGATAATTAAGTACTTTTAGATTCATATCTCTTAAATGTCTTTCTGCTGCCTGAATATTCTTTTTACTTGCCAATATCTCACCATTAACTACTTTTTTGGCATAATCTGTTGTTCTATCCATCATAAGAAATCACTCATTATGTCCTTTTCTTTTTCTTCTTTAGTTGGTGTAAGAACTTTCATTCTTGAGTCTAAAGTTAACCCTAATTTAGGCGCTATTGAATTCATAGCTGTAATACTATCTCTTTGAATTGTGTAGTATGGTGATAATTTAGAACCTCGTTCAGTTTCTACAACCTTTTCACGAGCAAGTTTCTTAGTTGAGTCAATGTAGTTTGAATATGTTTGGCAATACATAGCAAGTAAAGCTAAATCCAAACTCTTAATTGGTAACTCAAGTATCAATGGATATATTCTTTTATATTCTGCTTTTGCAACATTGTCTAACCAATTAGGCGGCGTTTTTTGTAAAGGTGTGAGCTCATTAAGAGCTTCTTCAGTTTGCTTTTTTATTTCTTGCTGTTCAGTTGTTAAACGCGCCTTTTGATTTTCTAATGTTTTTCTTGGTCTACCCACTTTAACGGCTCACCCCTTTCAATTAATTCCGAACTATAACCAAAAGTTCGTATATTTACTATTAAATCAACTAAAAGTTACAAATATTTCAAATTATTTTTCAACATTTGCTCGAAGAAGAGTTCGGGGCGTTATTCAAAGCCTTTCACATCAAGGCGTAGAAAGTTTAGTCCCCTTTTACGAATGTTAATCAAAATTTATTCGAGTTTAGTTCGGAAGATTTGTCAACCAATAGTTGTTCAATCATCCCCGTACTTCCATTTGTTTTTATATTCTTCTAGGGTGATTTGTTTATTACGCAACCTTTGTTCATCTTTCTCTTTCAATGTGTTGTGTCTGATACAACTTGCTACTAAATTATCGGCATCAAAACGTTTGTCAAAGTCGTCTCTCATTGGTATAAAATGGTCAACTACTTCTGCTTTACATATGATACCTTCAGCTAAGCAATACTGACACAATCCATCATCACGTAACATGATAGACTTTCTAGTCTGTTTCCATACTTTAGAATTATATTCTTTAATGAATTGTTTATCTCTTTCATATCTATATGTTTCATAACTCTTAGTTGATTCGTTCTTCATATCTTTATGATCATCACAATAAGTCTCAGTAAATGGAATAAGATTATTACAATTTACTTTAAAGCATTTACGAACTGGAATTATCATCACATACTTTCTACTTATAAATAATTAAAACTTTATATTCATTGATTACTTTGAAGTCAACAATAGTATAATCATTTACTACACTTTGTAACTCTTCTAATACTTCATTGATTTGTTCTTCAAATGGTATGAGTTTGTTCTTGCTGTATTTGACTACCTTTACTTTAACCATGTGTTCACTCCTTCTAGTGCAGCCATAACCCATTAGCATATATTTGTTAAGGTCGGGTATCTAGTACCGTTGTATACAGAGTGTTCGCATAATGGGTATGTGGCTATAGCACCATATAAAAAAGACACACCTTATTAGGCATGCCTTCATATGTTTACTACGGAATAACCCCGTAACTATTCCTATACGGTAAGTATAATACTTAATCCCCCGTTTGTTTAATACTGTCCGAAGTGTACGATGTGTCCGATGTGTCGGTTCTGTCGTATTGGGCATTTGATAAAATCATGACGATATCTCTTAAACGATCATAGAAGTTATCTCTCCCTACTTTCATTATGGACATGATACGTTTATGTTTCTCTCCCTGCTTGAGCAACTGTAGTATGTGGTAATCTTTATTGTTTGTGATAAGCTCTTCATTATCATCTATCACTGCCATTTTATCTATCAACTCTTGATGCTTACGATATTCTTTATCATTGCGCAATACCCTCACTAATACCTTATCTCCAGTAGTACCCTGCGCTTTAGGCATTGAGGACTCTATACCATATTGACCAATACTTGTACTATCATTTTCATATACTTTAGAGTCTATTATATTCTTCATCCAATTATAATCCGTTATGATTTGTCTGACTTCTGATGGTGTGTACATTCATCGTCCTCCTTATTAATGCTGTTAATAACCATAGTTGCTATCAGTTCTTCGTTACGTTCTATTAAATCTTTATTTAATTTAAGTAACCACATTGAGTTAATGGCTAGTATGATTGATATAATTATCCACATGTTATTAACACTCCTTACACTTCCACTTATCAGCTACATGTCCACATATGGTACATTTCTGTTCTGCTGATAATGGATAATCTTTCTTTGACTCTAAATGTACAACGTCTCCCCACGATGCACAATATGGTTCACCTTCAACTGTCTTATACTCAACATCCAATTCCAAACTGTTGTTATAGCAAGCGCCACATATTGGTGTATCTCCTGCATCACGATTCATTCTTTCTTTTTGCATTTTCCATGTATTAAATGATTTCCAGTGAGCCTTGCGTATTTCAATTAATTTTTCTTGTTGTTCCTCTTCATAACTTTTTGTAAGAGGTAATATTTTAGATTAAATACTAATGATTTTGTTTTGTAGTAAATTCAAATTATTTTGTAATGAATATAATTCTCCTTTTGTTACATAAGGTTTGTCATCAAATGAATAAACATCAGATGCTTTCTCATGTTTATAATTGATAATCACGAAAGTAAGGTTAATCACTAATGCTATCAAAGATGCTATTAAAGCTATAATTGGTAATGTCATATTAATCCTCCATCTTCATCATCGTGATAATATACTTAAATGCTTGTTCTTCAGTAAAACCTACACTTACTATTTCATCAAAGAGTACTTTCATTTGGCAAAAACCTAATCTATTCTCTTCGGTTTGTACTTGTTTTTTATAGTCTTCTAAAGTTAACTCAAACATCATATTTTTTATATCTTTATTCAACATCTAATCACTCCTTAACTGCCATAATAATTAGTGCTATCAGTATTGCTGCGAATAGTATTAATCCGAATGTCAATGTCTACCAACTCCACTGAACCATGTTTCTGCCTCTTTATACTTATCTGACTCATAATCTAACGGTGTTTGGTTAGTCAGCATGATTTGATTACCACTTTTATCTTTATATACATCACCTTGCTTTAATCCTTGAAAACTATTTGGTGCCTCCACTTCATCCTGCACACTCGCATACTTATATGATCGTTTGATAAATGCGTATAGTGCTATAAGCGATATTGTTAATGGTATTAAATATTTCATAAGTTAGTCCTCCTCATATTTTCTTTGATTCCAAATATTCACTAACTTATCTACACTATCTGTATCTACATGTAACCATGTAGAAGGTCTCAGTTTACATTTTTTGTTTGTACATTCTACTAATGCTTTATTTATACAATATCTTAAGTCTGCCCGACCACCACAGAAGGGGCAAGGCTTCAAAAATTTTACAGTATCTTTTACCACAAGTTATCCCTCCAATAATGTTAATAATCTATTTATATCACTCGGTTTATGCCCATCCCATTCAGGTGCATTATCTAATTCCGCAACATTAAAGTAACTCCAATAATTTTTATGATAATGATATGAGTATTCACCTTGTTTAGTTGTTATGCCTACTACGAAATAATCATCAAACATAGTTCCATCATCATGTTTTAATGACTTCCACGCTCTATCTTTATATGTGTTACATATTACTGCGAAAAGTATTGCTCTATGGTGATATAATTCATCAAATGTATGCGACCCATCGCTAATATTCGATTTGTCTTGTAATTCATCTATATAATTATTTATTGTTTTCACTGATTTCATAAGTTATTCCTCCTCTAGTAAGTGTTGATGCTCAAATTTGTTTCCAATAATTTCATATCCTGCTTTAGCTGTATCTTGTAAATTTCTCCCAAAATTAGTATTTACATTTCTTATACCAAACGAAGCCATGGTATCCCTATAAGGATAGAAAACAACACCTGTTCCTTGCACTTTGTGATGTAGTATGTCTCCCTCATAAATTTCCTTACCGTTCTTGTCGAATAGTCCAGTTGATTGGAGTAATTCAATATCTGAAAAATTATCTACTTCAGTATATTTTCCATTCACCCATACAATCTCTTTATACTTATAATTAATTTCTTGAACATCTACAATCTTCTTGTGTATGTTTAAATATGCTCTAAACTTCGGTATCATCTTTTTTCCTCCCTATTTTTTGACATCTAGGACATCTTATTGTTTCGCCAATCTTTATACCTGTATCTGCCATAACTAAGTCATAAATTTCTAAAGTGACATTTTTGTCACATCACTAATTTTTGTCTCTAATAATGTTAATATTACTTAGGAGGTTTTTTAAATGAGTTTACTTGTATATCTGCTTTTATTAATAGTCCCAGTAATATTAATATTGCTTTTAATAAATTTCTTTATGAATCGCAATAACTAACATTCTTGTAATATGTGTTCACATCCTTCTTTTCATATGATTAACTTATTTTATACACATAAAAAGGAGGGCTTAAGATGTCATTACCTTTACTCATATTAATTATAGCTTTAGTATGTTTAGCTCCTGTTGCCATTTTGGTTGGTATTGTATTTTTGATTATTAAAGCAATTAAGAATTAACCTTAATCGCCATTATTGGCGATTTTTTTGTATTTTTAACCACTTCCTATTCAATATTTCTCGTACCTTATCTAAAATATCTGGGTGACTTTCGCCACCCTTATTTTTACAAGTCTTCTGATTTGATGAACGATCCATTTTTACTCATTACTCCAGTTCTATTTTTAATCTCTTCATATGCTTGTTCTAGACACTCATATAATGTCATATTGTTTTGTTGGGCTAATATAATTAATGTGACAACTACATCTCCAATACCGTCTTTAATTTCGTCTACATCATTCCTACAAAGTGCAGCTGCAACTTCACCCATTTCTTCAGAAGATTTAGCGTATTGCGTAAAGCTGTTACCTTTATCTAACCCTTTATCAATTGACCATTGTTCTACTTGTTTGATTAAATTGTTCATACTATTCTCCCTTATTCTTTTTATCTTTATTGATTCTCTAACTCTCAACTCTGAAATACCAACTTCCTCTGCTATTTCTTCTGCACTCATACCGTTTTTATATAATTCGTAACATCTTTCGTTAATGTATTGAATTAGACCTTTAGGTTTAGTCATTTACTCACCCTCCAATAATTGATTAAATGTTTCTTCGCTGATTTCTACTTCAACTAAGTCACAATATTTAAACCATTCACTAGGTCTATAATTATTTATTGCATTTTCTCCAAATGTTTTAATCAGAAAATCTGATTGTGCTTTTTCTTGTTCTAAATAGAAGGCTTTACATTCATCTTTGTCTGGCTTACTACCGTCTGTATTTGCGAATAACAATGTTTCTTCTAAATCAGTCGTTTCTCCAGGATAATTTGCAATATATGTTCCAGGTTTACCTTTGAATTCAAATGCTAGTGCTGGATATTTTTTCATGTTATTTGTCCTCCAACATATAATTTAGTTCGTGTTCTATTGCCAGTAATGTAACTTCAACATCTTCAAAATCCTCTAGGCTACGTCCTGTTTTTACAATGTCTGTTATCTTATTCAATATTTTTGCTTTAGCGTAGACTTCTCTAACTTCTTCTGCCATTCTAAAATTAATGTTGCTGTTGTATAATGCACCTAAGTTTTTCAATATATTTATCACTTTATTCTCATACTCATATTCCATAGTCACTCACTCCTATTCATGTCATCTAGTAAAAGACTTCTGAACCGTCATCTTTTCGATTGTTTATTGATTAATCTAAGTAACGCGCTTTTCTCAATAAAATGTTCAAATTTATAGTCCGTCTTGTTTATTAAATTGATATATTCCATTAATAAATCATGTTCACGCTTATACTTAATACTTTCTGCGACTGCTTCTTTTAATCCAGCAGTTAATTTATCGCGTGCTGTTTTGTACTGATCGAGTTCTTTTTTTACCTCTTCATACATCATCAGTAACTCTATTTGGTCCTTACTACCTTCCATTTACTCCACCAGCCCTTTCTCTTTAGTCCAGATTAAAGTAAGTGTGTCGTCGTCATTAATAACGTGAAGTGTCAACGTTTCATAATCTAAACCACTCCTTTTATTCCCTTTTATAATTTCATTGACTGACTTATCGTTATGCATCATTGAGACTTTACTATTAGAGTATTTGCTTCGAAGAATTCCGATTATTTGTGGTATCACTGTATCCTCTGTGATTTCTTGTTCAATCTCTACTTCAAGAATATCTTTACTAATTGGTATCGTTTTGTTGTTTAGTGGTTCTAATTTTATATTTTGCTCATATTTTTCTTTGTCTCTATAACTTGCAGTAATTTCAATAATCTCCGCATTATCTATTAAAAATTGTGCGTATTCTTTTTTATTCATTCGCTTTTTTGTTTTTATTGTTGGCATGTTATCCAACCTTTCTTTTTTATTTTTAATAACGCTTGCACCGCTAACACCTTGGATATATTCTTGGATTTCATAATTCTTTGACCTAGCAAAGCTAAATTGGTCGTCTACGTGTTGTACTTCTGGTTCCTCTGTATCTTCTTCGTCTGTTGCTAGGGTGTAGTAGTCGTATCTGTCTATCCCAAAATAGTAATTCCATGGGTTTCTCAAATTATATCCATCATAATTTGAATCCGAACTATCAGTAGTTTGATAATAAGCTGGTAAAGTTGTGCATTTTAAGGTAGTAAAAAAGTTTACCTTCTTACCATTCAGCCGCAAAACTCGTACTCTATCTCCTGCTTTGAATTCCATTAGCACTCAACCTTTCTTTTAGGGAATATATCGTTCTCCCACAAATGCTTACAATATTCTCCGCGCACAGTTTTTTGTGGGTATTTTTCAATCCATGGTTTAGGTTTCGAATAATCCTTCTTAGGCTTTTTCTTTTTACTTTCTAAACTTTTATTTTTCAAATATGATTCAGCATCACATTTTGCAACACCTTTAGGTACATTTACCGCTGTGTCAATTACCCACCCAGCTCTTATACGCATCCTTACGAATGGCATATCTAACTCATACTCTTCAATGCTATTAAGATGTGAATCCGTTAATATATATTTTTTACCTTCAACTACTATTTCCTTACTCACTTAAGTTCCATCTCCTCTAGCTCATAATCTTTAACTTCGAATCTACTAGTATCAGAAAAATCATATGGACATGATTTCATTCTGATATCTAATTGATTTCTAATATCTTCTTCATCTTCAGCTACTATTTCAAAAGTTCTCTCAAACACTACAGGTGTTTTAGTTACTACTCTGTACGCTTTCATATGATCACTCCTTATTTAGCTTCATCCCAAAAACTATTAACTTCTCTTTCAAGTTGTGCTTTCCTTTTCTCAAAGTCTTCAGATGTTTCTGTAGTAGATGATTCTTGGTTAGTTTCACCATTCTTTTGTTTAATTAACCATTCTGGTGTTTTCTCTTTTGATTGATATTGGTTATTATTTCTAGATTGATATTGTTGTAGTTTTCTTTTCTCATACGCTCTAACTTCTTCAAAAGAATTTAAGTTTGCATTTATCCAATTTCGTAAAATCCCTTTGGTATAACCCCAACTGATGTTATTTCTGTCTATAGCAATCTTCATTGCAGCTATTACTATATCGTCACCGTTATTATTGAAGTCATCTATAAACGCACCCATTTCATCATTGATATGACTATTCAATACACCGAATCCATTTGATTGATAGAAGTCGAAGGCTTTTACTTCTTTTTCTTCTTCTTTTCTATTCTTATTCTTCTTCTCTTCTTCTTCTTCTTCTTGTCCACCTATCGTGGTACGTGTCGTATACGTATCGTAAATATCTATGATTCTTGGATTGTTTATGTGATTTTTTGTGTATTCTATTAAGCTTGTATCCTTTACTCTAGAAAGTTCTGATCTAACACAATCTTCTACAGGTTTACCTGCTTTGTTGAAATTGTACCTACCCCAATTTTTTATAGCCATTTCTCGAGTAACTGAATTGTAATGTACTAATTTATGATGATTTTCAAATCTATCTATCAGTGCATTTATTGATTCTGTTGAATAACCTAGTTCAAAGGATATTTGTTTTTTAGTTATTTGATATATTCCTATTTGCGTTGTTCTTGGATTAGTTAATAGATATAAATAAAAGTATCTATCTTCTGGTGTGAATTCTTCTTGAACTTTTGGATCTTCCCAAAACTCTGTATATACTTGTCTAAACTTAGCCATTATTTCCACCTCTTAACATTCTGTTTAATCTTTCATCTACTTGAACCCAGCTATCCTCTAAATGGTATTTTTTATTAAAGCTATCCATGCCTATCGTGTGCTGTTCTGTATGATGATTTCTACAAAGTGCTAACACTTTATTATCTGTATGATCAATCTTGTTTCTGTTCCGTCCTCTACCTACTGCGTTATAATGTGCTAAATCGCTATTAGGCTTACCACAAATGGCACATGTCCGATTTATGGTACTTACATATAGAAAACTCTTATCGTCCTTTAACAAGTCGCTAGTACGATAATTTAAAGGTATGTCATGTATGAAAACCCAATTGATAATAATCTCTATTAATTCTTTTGCTATTTTTCTACTACAATTTGATAAGCTAAATGATTCATAACCATTCATGAACACAATGTAATCTTTAAACATCTGTCTCATATACTCTCTTGGTTGCCCAGTGTGCGCTTCTATGTCATTACATAAGGCAAATATCTTACGACGTTGTTTATCCGTTATCGTATCGATATCTAGTACATCTAACTTCACGTTCACAGGCACATTGTTATCGAGTAGTAAAGTTGTTTTATCGTCTAATTCAGCATCATCTATGACGATAGTATGGCTACCGTCATAGTTTTGCTGATACGTTATAATTTGAGTCATTGCTTCACATCCTGTTCATTTAGAAAGGTAGGTCATCATCCTTTATATCGATTGGTCCATTCGCATTGGTAAATGGATTATGCTGTTGTTGTGGTGCTTGATATTGATTGTTTTGTGGTTGCTGGTAATTGTTTGATTGTTGATAATTCTGTTGTTGGTAACCTTGTTGTTGATTATATTGAGGTGGTTGATAGTTACTCTGCTGTTGGTTATTACTTTTCGGTTCTAGGAATTGCACACTGTCACATACAACTTCTATGACATAAACACGTTTACCTTCATTGTTTTCATAACTTCTTGACTGAAGTCTGCCTTCAACACCTGCTAAATTACCTTTATTTAAATACTTATTAACATTTTCTGCGGGTGTTCTAAATACAACACAATTAATAAAATCTGCTTGTCTTTCTCCATTTTGATTAGTAAATGTTCTATTGATTGCTAATGTGAATGTCGCAACTTGTACACCAGATGGAGTCACTCTATATTCAGGCTCTTTTGTTAATCTTCCGACTAGTACAACTCGATTGATCATGATGATTGTCCTCCTTGATTTTGTTTAATAATATCTTGCTTCCAAGCGTTCAATGTTTGAATAGCTTGCATAGTTTCAGCAATACTTAATTTTTCATAGTTAATAATTTTCAATTGTGATTTGACTGATTCAGTATCAGCTTTAACTAATTGCGCAAATCCTTCTATATGTTTTTGCAATAGTTTAATATCACTATCATCAGCTTTTGTATATTTCTCTTTCTTTTGTTTTGCATCTGCATCATCTTCATCAGTTGGTATATTGAAGAACTTGAGTAAGAAATAACGTTCGGCATATGTCAAAGCTGTACCATATGCCTTACTGGCATCATCTTGATGACCTATCGCAAAGAATGGTATTTCTAATCTTTCTTTAGGGTTGTCAGTGTTAATGAATGTATACGTCATATTCATTTCTACTAAGATATTGGGTTTCATATTGCCTTTGACTAAAACTTGAATGTCTTTATAATCTGCATGATGAACACTCGGATAAAGCAATAAATGATTTTCTTCCATCGCTTTTCTTATTTTGTGTAAGATTTGAGAACCTTCAACATAGTTGTATTTGTATCCCTCAGCATCCTTTGTAAAGCCTTCTATATTTGATTTAACATCTAATATACGTTGGTATAAATTTGTTTCTTGTTCACTCATTTACTTAACCCCCAATGATTGTGTTTGTTTAAGTTCTACGCCATCAAACTCACCATTAGCTTTAACATGAGCTAATAATCCACGTTTATCGAGTTTCGGTGATTGTTCTTTATAAAAAGCTTTCGGTATTTTATTTTCATCTTTAATGTCTAAAGAAGGTGCATTATTTCGTATTGAATAGTTGTGTAGTTTAGTTTTAAATTTCGTTTTACCTGTATAGGTCATTGCTTCTAATAAAGTAGTTTTTAAACGCTCAATCCCGTTATTATTCTTTTTCTTACGTTCTTGTAATCTTTTTACTTCACGATCAATCGCTTCATTCTCTGACTCTAAAGTTTTAACAACTGCATAATAGCCATCCGCTTTGTCTTCTAAGGCATCGTTAATAGAATCTAATGTGTCTTTTAATGCTTTGTCATCCTCACTGTCCTGAATGATTTCCAACACTTCTCTGTATTGACTTGATAGTTCAAATATATTAGCCATGAATATACTCCTCCTTTATTGCTGCTAACCTTTGGTCTTCTTGTAGACGTCTGTATACTTCTTTGCAAACATATTCCATTTCATGTGGATGTATTAAATCTAATGTTGTATGGTAACTGCCTGCGTATTTAAAATGAATAACTAATTCACAAATATGTTTGTCATCTTGTTCCACTCTGTATTTAAGTTTTCTTGGCTTTAAATAACAATTTTCTAATAATTGAAGCCTATATTGATTACGTTTTAAATGTGGTGTATACATATTTACAACCCCTTCTTAATCAAAGCCTTTCCTCTCATAACTTCGACCATATGGTTTTTAAGTCTTTCAAACGATTCTGGATGATTCTCATAAATAGCAATCCATTTGTTATTGCTGTCGTATGAGTCGTGCCAATGCGTAAAATTAATAGCTATCCCATTTTTGTTACGATCTATTTCTAACCAACAACGCTGGTCACTTACTTTGAATTCTTCAAATAACCTTGCAAATACGCTATATAGTTTCTTTTTATTACTAGACACTTTTGACGTCCTCCTTATTTAGTTATATAATTCTGGTATATAAATTTGTTATGTGTTTGACTCTTACTGTCTGCCAACAGTAGGAGTCTTTTTATTTTGGAAAATCATGTTCTCACTCCTTTTATTTGGTACAATTAAATTAATTTACATTGAAAGTGTGGTGAAAAAATATGACTCAAGATAATTATCAATTAAAATTTGATGAAATAGATCAAGTTTTAAAAGACAATGGCGTGGATAACTCTAATCTTGCTGCAGCTCTTTCTGAACTATTTTCTCTATATACTGATGATGAAAGATTAAAAAGAAGAGTTATCAGTAATATCGATAGAGTAAATAAAGATTTATCTTAAGACTAATTCATTTTTGCGTGTTACTTTTTAATTAAAGTAGTGCGCATTTCTTGTTCTAAGATTAATAAAGCCAACTCATAAATTGGAACAAAATCATATAGTTCTGGTATTTGTTTTATATTAAATTTCAAGTCCTTAATTTTTTTATAAGCTTCTCCATAAGTTTTTGATTCATTAGTACAATATTCATAAATTTCTACTGCTTGTTTATATAGAATTTCTTTATACTCTTGATGCTTTTTTATTAATCCTTTGTTTAATTCATCCATCTACTCTTCCTCCATTTCCTTTACTTGGTCCCATACTTCAAACAACATCACTGTTAATAACCAGTACAGGAATGAATGTTCAACTGGTGTAGTACTGAATGACGATATAATAAAGAACTCAACTACAATTGCTAGTGTTAATGCTGGGTATTTGATAATGTTCCATGCTACTGTCATTTCACTGCCTCCTCCTCGATGATTTCTTGCATAATTCCTTTTTCAATCGCTAGATCGATTAATGCTTTAACAAATTTTTCAGCACCTTTTGTTTGCTCTGCTTTAACATTCATAGCCATCACTCCTTACAATTCGATTTGTTTTTCAATTGTTGGTAATATACCTTCATCCTTTAATAAGTCATAAATGAACAATCGTCCTTTTTGGGTCCATTTGGTACTAACTTTTGAATGTTCTTCATCTAGTGCATATGTGCTGGTTTGTGTGTATCCCTTATCTTGATACTTTGCATATAACAACCAAATATCTCCTTGCTTATACTGAATACCTAATTCATGTAATAACTTATTCATTCTCATAGCACTCATACCATAATCCTTAGCAATCTTACTCACAGATAAGAGCGATTTATTTTGGAGTACTAAGTCATAATAAGTAGCTTTAGGTTTTAATTCTTGTACCTGTTGCTCAGCTACTAAACGACTTTCACGTTCTTTTTTAAATTCAGTCAATACTGTGATGATGTAATCAGGATTTTTCATTGTATGTTCAATCACACTATCTGTTGCATATATCCCGTGCTTACGTATTGCTGGTAATACTTCTGATGTCACCCAACGTTTAAATCTTTTTGCCGAATCTAATTTTGATGAGAAGATTAAACTGTATAAACCTGATTCGTTTACTGCAATAACTTTTCTTCTTTGACCTGCGTACTCGATTTGGGTACTCAGCTTATCCTCTTTATCTACATGATTTGTAATTGCATTTTTGTAATTTGAATAACCTAATGCTTTAGCAACATCATTACCTACAAAATACGGTTCTTCATTTACAACTACTGTTCTAACTTCTTTTGAGTCAAAATTGAAAATCTGTAATCCATTCATATACTTCACCCCTAAACTTTCTTTTTACGTAAGTCATTTGCAAAAAAAATTTCCATACCTTCTTCCGGTGTTAATTTCAATGCATAATATATAGCGTTTATAGCTGCGTAAGAAGGATAATTTTTACCATTAATTATGTTTGAAATAGTATCTCTATTAAGCCCAGTCTCTTTTGATAAGGTATCAATATTAAATCGTCTTAAAACCATTTTTGATTTAAGTAAATCTGCATCTATCGGCATTTCATAATCACCGCCTTTCGTATTACGTAAGTTAATACTAACAAATGTAAACGAACAAAACAAGCATTTTACGAAAGTTTTTTCGTATTTTTATAAATAAATATTGCATATACCGAAAGTTTCCCTTATAATAGAGTCAAGAGGTGATTAAAATGACATTTTCAAAAAGATTGAAAGAGTCTCGCAAAAAACAAGGACTAACATTATCTGAACTCGGAAATAGAATTAATAAAACCGAAGCTACTATACAAAGATACGAAAGTGGAAATATTAAAAATCTAAAGAATGACACAATTGAAGAATTAGCGACAGCATTAAATGTATCGCCTGCATATTTAATGGGATGGGAAGATAATCCTAAGCAAACAACAAGAGCTGCACATTTAGAAGGCGAAGACTTAACAGAAGAAGAATGGGAAGAATTAGATAGATATGTTGAATTCTTAAAATTAAAACGCAATAAGAAGTAAAGGGGTATTTTATGGGTAAATTGGAGGAATTAATATTAGAATATGATGATAAATTAATAATTGAAGAATGTTCTTTAAAAAGAAATTTAAAAGGATATTATACTGATGGTGTTATTTTGTTAGAGAAGAAACTAAATAGCAAAGCAAAATTAGAAACATTTGCTGAAGAATTAGCACATCATAAAATTACATACGGTGACATTACAGATCAGGAAATTTTAATGAATAAAAAATACGAAATTAAAGCACGTAGATATAGTTATGAATTAATTATTTCTTTAGATGGAATTATTTCTGCTTATCTTCATGGAGTTCATAATATTTATGAAATGGCAGAGTTCTTTGAAGTTACCGAAGAATATATAAAATACACATTAGGACATTATAAAGCTAAGTACGGTATATCCACCTATCATAATGGTTACGTTATTAAATTTGAACCATTACAGGTGTTTAAACATATAAAATTTAATTAAAGGAAAATGTGTAATTAAAAAGTTAATAGTTTTATTATTTTCTTCATTGTGAGGTTTTCTTATAAGGAGGTATATTATGAAAGTTGCAATATATTGTCGTGTCAGCACGTTAGAACAATTCAAAGGCGGACATTCAATAGAAGAACAGCAGAAAAAGTTGATATCATTTTGCGAAATCAACGATTGGAATAATTATGAGGTTTTTGTTGATGGTGGTATATCTGGTAAAGATACAGAACGCCCAGCATTACAGAACCTGCTTAATAATTTGAAAAATATTGATTTAGTATTGGTATATAAACTTGATAGATTAACTAGATCAGTTAGAGATTTACTGACATTATTAGATACGTTCGAAGCAAACAACGTATCATTCCGTTCCGCTACTGAAGTTTATGATACATCTAATGCTATGGGGCGTTTATTCGTTACGTTAGTTGGTGCTATGGCAGAATGGGAACGTACTACGATAACCGAAAGGACTATGCTTGGTAAAACGAGTGCTGCTGAAAAAGGTTATTATTTAAATATACCTCCATTTTGCTTCAATAAAGTAGGTCGTCAATTAATACCTAATGATAAACGGAAAGTTGTAGATTATATGGTTAAACTAGCCAAAAACAACACTAGCGCATCTGTTATAGCATCAGAATTAAACAAGAGAAGTATTCCTTCCCCGACTGGTAAATCTTGGACTAGAAGGTCTGTAATAGCCTTATTAAGAAACCCTACATTAAGAGGACATACTTTTCATGGGGATATAAAGAAGTATAATACACATGAAGCTATTATAAGTGAAGACGATTTTAAAATGATAGATTATAATATCAGTGATAGAACCAATACTAAAGTACATAAACACAATGCAGTGTTTAGAGGTAAAATCGTATGTAAAGAATGTGGTAATCACTATAACCTTGATGTACAAAGACGTAAACGTGCAAGTGGAGAGATAAGTGAAACTAAATATTATAGATGCTCGGAATGTCATAAGAATAAGAGAAAATCCCCTACTATTAGAGCAGACATACTAGAAGAAGATTTTATTAATTTTATTAAAAAAAATAAGTTAATCATAGATAATTATGAAATGCCAAAACCAACAGAAGAAAAACAAATCGATATAGATAAAGTTATGAAACAACGCGAGAAATATCAAAAAGCATGGTCGATGGATCTCATGACGGATGATGAATTTAAAAAGCTAATGAATGAAACTTCTAATGTAATAGAAGAATATAACAAACAACAAAATAGAAACATTCAAAAAGAAGTCGATACTAATCAAATTAAGACAATTAATAATCTCGTATTAAAAATATGGTCTAAGTTAAATGATGAAGATAAAGAAAAACTTATAAGAGAAAATATTAAGAGTATAGATTGCGATATTATTGATGGTTCAGGTTATGGTGTAAAGCGCATACCTAATAGAGTTAGGATAAATCAAATTACTTATAATATATAGATGTAAGTATGTAACTTGTATCAATGTTGGTTGTATTCCTAGTAAGACATTACTCCACGAGAGCCTGGAACATCATTCGTTTTCTGAAGCGATGAATCGT